AACTTCGTAAAGACCTGCGAGCGCTCCGACGGCAGTACCAACTGCTGGTTCATGGCCTGCTCCCAGCGGACGCACCAGGGATTCAAGGTATATTTGACAAATTCCAGCGACTGCTGCTCGATATTGGAGAAGGTGGACTTTTCCAGATCCCCGACCATATGCGGCGGTACCCGGAAGATACGGGCGATCTCATCGATCTGGAACTTTCGTGTTTCAAGGAACTGCGCCTGATCCGGCGGAATGGATAGCTGCTGAAAGGTCATGCCTTCCTCTAATACCGCTACGTTATGCCGGTTCGTGCCGGAAAATTGGGCATGCCAGCTTTCCCGCAGCTTGACCGGATCCTTCACGATGCCCGGATGCTCCAGGATGCCGCCCGGAGTAGCACCATTGGCAAAAAACAACGCGCCGTACTGCTCGGCTGCCAGTGACATGCCGATAGCGTTCTTGGCCATGGCGATCGGACTGTAACCGATGAGTCCGTCAAACCCAAGTCCCGGAACATGCAGCACCTCGTCCTGCGACAGGACAATCTGCTGGCAGCGGTTATCTGCACCGAATTCGTCCGAGTCCTTGGAGTAGGTGTAGATAAGCTGACCGTTCGCTGCCCTGCTGATATCCATCTTGCTGGGGAGCAGCGGATACAGTGCAATCGGCTGCCCGGTGCCGTTCCGGATGATTTGTGCATAGGCATTTCCCCATAACAGCAGATGGCTCATGAGCGTTTCCCGGAATATAAAGCTCGTCATTTCCGGATTGGGGGCATCATGGAGCAGACTATACAACGGATGATTGATAGCCTTCTCCTTGCCGCCATCCGGTGTATAGCGGTACATATTGAGCGGCAGTCCGGCAATGGCCTCGGACAATACCCGGACGCAGGCATAAACTGCTGTTGTCTGCATGGCGGTCCGTTCCGTCACCACATTTCCGGAGGAGGTAGGGCCGAACAGGAACGTAAAGGCTGTAGACAGGTAGTTTTTCGGCTTGTCGCGTGACTTTTTGCCCCATATACGTTGGAATATACTCATAAAATCAATAACCCCCTTTGGTCATATACGCTTTCGCTGTTGTCGTTGCCGCAGCGGATGGCACGGTCGAGTGCCATAACTGTAGCCACAACACCGTCGATCTTTTCTGTGGATTTCTCCTTATCCGGCTTGATATTACCAGCCGGATCGGATTTGATGAAGATATTGTCCATCATCCAGCGAAGTACCGGATGGCCGCCATGGGCGATCTTTTTTTCCAGCGTCAGCTTCATCAGTTCCTTGGTAGGAGGACTCATATCCTTGAATCCCTGCCCGAACGGGACGACGGTAAATCCCATACCTTCGAGATTCTGCACCATCTGCACCGCGCCCCAGCGGTCGAAGGCGATCTCCCGGATGTTGTACTGCTCGCCCATCGTTTCGATGAACTTTTCGATGTAGCCGTAATGGACGACATTTCCTTCCGTTGTGTGCAGGAATCCCTGTTTCTGCCATACGTCATAGGGGACATGGTCCCGTCGGACGCGCAGCGATACGTTTTCCTCCGGTATCCAGAAATAGGGCAGCACAACATAGTTATCTGCTTCATCCTGCGGCGGAAACACTAATACAAAGGCCGTAATATCCGTGGTGGAGGATAAGTCCAGTCCGCCGTAGCAGACACGACCTTTCAGCTCATTTGGCTGTACGGGAAACGCGCAGGCATCCCATTTATCCAGCGGCATCCAGCGGATCGCCTGCTTGACCCATTGGTTCAGGCGAAGCTGCCGGAAGGCATTCTCCTCCGCGGGATTCTGCCTGGCAGATTCACAGGCCGCCTTGACCTTATCCATGCCGACCGTAATGCCGAGTGAGGGGTTGGCCTTCTTCCAGACCTTCACATCCGTCCAGTCGTCCGTATCTTTTGCCCCGTATATCACCGGATAGAAGGTGGCATCAATCTTCCTACCTGCGATAATATCCAGCGCTTTCTGGTGGGTTTCATAGCAGATGGAATGAGTGTCCGTCCCGGCTGTCGTAATAAGGAAGTATAGCGGTTGCGTCCGGGCATCGCCGGAGCCTTTGGTCATGACATCAAACAGTTTCCGGTTCGGCTGCGTGTGCAGCTCGTCGAAGATCACGCCGCTTACGTTAAAGCCGTGCTTGCTGTAGGCATCGGCAGAGAGCACCTGATAAAAGCTGTGCGTGGGAAGGTAGATGATCCGTTTCTGCGAAGCCAAGAGCTTTACGCGCTTGGATAAGGCCGGACACATCCGCACCATATCCGCCGCCACTTCAAAGACAATGGATGCCTGCTGGCGGTCGGCAGCGCAACCATATACCTCGGCCCGTTGTTCTCCGTCGCCGCAGCACAAAAGCAAGGCTACCGCTGCTGCCAATTCCGACTTGCCCTGCTTCTTGGGAATCTCAATGTAGGCGGTATTGAACTGCCGGTAGCCGTTCGGCTTTAAAATGCCGAACACATCACGGATAATCTGCTCCTGCCAGTCGATCAGTTCGAACGGCTTTCCGGCCCAGGTTCCTTTGGTATGGCAAAGGCATTCGATAAAGGAAACGGCGTAATCTGCCATGGTCTTGTTGTATTTGGAATCCTTGGCCTTGAATTTCGTGGATCGATAGCGTTTCAACTTTCGCAAGCAGCGTCACCTCCTTGACAGCAACAAAAAAGACCGCCAGCCGATATATTCGGACGTGCGATCCTATAGATTAGTACGAGAGAAAGAGCCGTATGGCTCCTGCTCCCGGAATATTCACCTTTTAGTTGTATTTCTGTACCAGCATCATGTAGGCAAGCTGTGCTTCTTCCGTTTCCGGTTCTATGTCCCAGCCTCTGTCATAGTTGGCGATGATTTTGCCGTTTTCCTTCAGCATGAGCTTCGAAATCCGGCCTTCATCCTCGATTCCATATTGGCTGCCTTCTTCATAGTGTTTGACCCAATAGCGAATGGTATGATTTTTGATATGCAATATGCCTTTGTTCCACATGGTTTCTGCCTCCGTTTCAGTGGTGTGTTTCCCTTTTACATGTACATATATCACTCTAAAACGGAATAATAGCAAGTCATTTCAACCGGATACAGTGTGAAACTTTTAAACTTTTTCTATCTTCCGCACCACGTCGACACCATCAATCACGTTTAGGCCGGAACCATTGTCCCAATGCACCAGCAGACTGCCGGTGTCATCCACACCGACAACCGTTCCATTTGTGCCAACCGGCGGAGCCTGGGCATCATCCATTTGCACCAGTACAATCCGTGTCCCGGCAGGATATGCGCCGCGCAGGTATTCCAACCGTTCCTTATTCGGATATCTCATCATGGTGTTCCTTTCTGCCGTTTTTAAAGGCCGAGGAACCGGAAAGGTGCTGCAGGAGCAGCTTCCGTTCCTCCTTGTATTCTTTGCCGATAAAGCCAAGCCGTAGCAGAAAGCAGCGGAAGTCGTATTTCTCGTTGATGGATGGGTGTTCCGTTGCCAGCACCCGTTTCTGCTTCTTTGCCAGATGGCAGAGTGCCGTAATGAAATGGGTGTAGGCTTTGACCGTATCGGCATCCAAGCAGCCGGTAAACCAGGGAAATAACACTTTATCTTCTGTTACCTGCATGCGCAGCACATCAGTTTGGAAAACCTTTAACATGATGCTGCTCTTGGCCTGAATCAGTTTCTTCAGGTTTTCCAGTGCCGTATCGGTGAAGAAGGAACGCGGCATGGCAATCACCAAGTCGTCTATATTCTCCTGCTTAGATGCCGAATCGTCAGGTCCTTTTTCTGTTGGTGTTTGTGCATGGAATCCCATGCTGTCGAGTTTTTTGAGCAAATCCTTAATTTCTGTACTGTCATCAAAATTAAGATTGCCGTCGCGGTCGACTGTAAAGCAGTCAATTTCGTAGGCGTAGCTTGGAAGCCCCTTATACACTTTGGCGGCTCCGGTAAGGGTGCTGATGGCATCGGCCAGTTCCTTGCGTGTTTTTCCTTGTGCATGGTACATAATCTTCATGGTAGTAAACCCCTTTCGTTTTTTGTCATGTACATATATCACTCTAACCGGCAATTATAGCAAGGGGTTTGTACCATAAATTACACGTATTATTCCTGTGCTGCCGTCATTTTACCGAGCAGCTTTCCGGTCAGCCACAGGCCGCCATCAATCAGCGTCGGCAGAAAGCATTGGTCGCGGAACTTGTTCCAGCCGGTTTCCTTACCGGCAGATTCCTGCAAAGCGGCTGTGTAGGCATCCGCCACTTTCTTGGCTGCCGGAAGCACCGTTGTATTCAGCCAGGAAATGGTAGCGTTCTTGGCATCCTCCTGCACCGAATCCAGAATGTGTTCCTTGAGTTCGTTTTTAATCGTTTCGATATCCATTGTTTTCTATCTCCCTTCAAAATCTGTTATGCCGCGGGCAATGGCCCGGGCGAAATCATCCGCGTGATTCGTGAGCAGCGCGGCATCATCCTCGTTATCAATAAAAGCTGTTTCCACTAAGACAGCGGGCATCGTGGTGTCCTTCAACACGATGAGGTTGGGCTGTTCCTTCAGGCCGCGATCCACGGTGCCGAGGCTCTGCACAATCTGCGACTGGATGCAGGCGGCAAACTGCGGAGACGAACCGCTGTCGTTGGCATAGATAAGCACTTCCGTACCACGGGCGCAGCCGCTGTCGGCATTGCAATGCAGACTGACAAATACATCAGCAGGCCATGCATTTGCTGTATCCACCACACAGGGCATATCCGGTGTTTCCCCAGCCAGATTATCACTTTGCAGGAGCTGCACCTCGCAGCCTGCCGTCTCCAAATATGTTTGGACGAGACTGCCAATTGCAGCAGCCACATCACATTCCCGCAGTCCGGTGTTGGGATTCACCGCACCGCTGTCCCGTTCCCGGTCATGCCCGGGGTTGATACATACACGCATTATGTTGCCTCCACTTCAGTATAGGTATAGGTTTTTCCGTTCCGTGTCACGGTTACCTGTTCGCTCGAGCCAACCTGCTCGATATATCGTTTCACAATCACATCACAAAACTTCTCATCCAGTTCCACCATGTAACAGCGTCGCTTCGTCTGCTCGCAGGCCAGCAGCGTCGAGCCGCTGCCGCCGAATGGATCGAGCACGGTGCAGCCGGTCATGCTGGAATTCAGGATGGGGTAGGCCAGAAGCGGTACTGGCTTCATGGTGGGATGGTCCGTATTCTTCTTAAGCTTATCAAACTCCCAAATAGTAGATTCTTTCCGCCCGGTATACCATTCGTGCTTTCCTTTCTTCTTCCAGCCGTACAGCACCGGCTCGTGCTGCCACTGGTAGGGAGAGCGTCCCAGCACCAGCGACTGCTTCTTCCAGATGCAGCAGCCGGACAAATAAAAACCGGCATCCGAGAAGGCTTTCCTGAAGTTAAGTCCTTCGGTGTCGGCGTGGAATACATAGATGCTGGCATCCTCTGCCATGACGGTGTGCATGCAGGAAAATGCATCATATAAGAATTGGTAGAATTTGTCGTTCTGCAGATGGTCGTTCTTGATTTTTCCGGCCCGGCCTTCATAATTCACATTATATGGCGGATCAGTAAGGACAAGATTGACCGGTGTTCCCTGCAATAGTTGTTGATATGTTTCCGGCTGGGTGCTGTCGCCGCAGAGCAGACGGTGTGTTCCCAACTGCCATACATCACCAGTTTTGGAAAATACCGGCTTTTTAAGCTCGGCATCCACATCAAAGTCATCCTCATGTACACCATCCTCTATATCGGCCTTGAACAGGTCGTCCATTTCTGCCGGATCAAAGCCGGTAAGCGATACATCAAAGTCGCTGCCCTGCAGATCGGTAATGAGCAGTGCTAATTTATCCGTATCCCAGTCGCCGCTGATTTTATTAAGGGCGATGTTTAAGGCTTTCTCCTTTTCGGTGTCCATGTCAATTACGACGCAGTCGATTTCCGAGATGCCTTCCTGCTGGAGCACCTTTAAGCGCTGGTGTCCGCCGACCACGTTGCCGGTGTGCTTGTTCCAAATGACCGGCTCGACGTAGCCGAACTCGTCCAGCGAGCGTTTCAGCTTTTCATATTCCGGATCGCCCGGCTGCAAGTCTTTTCGTGGATTATAGGCTGCCGGGATGAGGTCTTGTATATTCTTTTTGATCAGTTCCATAATTATTTTCCTTTCCGCGCCTGCAGCAGGTGTTCCATCATCGTATCCTGCGGACTTCCTACAAACGCTGTCGTACAATTCTGCTTGACGATATCGAAAATCTCATACCAGAGCAGGTTCGCCTGCTTCTGGAACGACTGGCTCATCTGCACGAACGGACTGGTAATGGCACCACCGGTCGTGGGGTGCTTTCCAAGAAGTCCATAGGTGCTGATAGCCTCCTCGCACTGGATATACCGGGCAAACGCCTGGGCATAGGCTTCCAGCAGCCGGGGATTGACGAGTCGTTCGCAGCCGCGGTCCTTCAGCCATTGCCAGGTCTGGCGGAACAGGTCATCGGCACCAAGCGGCTTGCCGTCCCGCTGCCGGGCGGACAAATAGTCGCTGGGATTCGGCATGTCCTCGCCAGTGAGTTCTGCGGCATCGTTTAACTCCGCCCCTTCTAAGGTGGGCGTCGGCAGGTCGATAATGGTGGCTGCTTTTCCCTTGGCAATCTTATCGGCCAGCGCCTCCGGCTTGTCCCCGGCGCGGATCCGTCTGCCGCCGCGATTGGTTCCGTCCTTGGCCATGGCTGTTCAACTCCTTTCCCATGCGGTAAATCCCCCGTTTGAACCGTAATTTTTGTGCGTGTGACCCCAGCACCGGTCTAGCATTTGGGCGCGCCAGCGATTTTGACCGCCCCTCCCGGCGGAGCGTAGTCATTAGTAGTGGTATTCCTTTTTGGCATGGTGCCAGCGGTCGTCCATCTCTGCTGTTATCTTCGAGTGGCATGGCTTGCATAATGCCATAAGGTTATCCTCGTCATGGGTACCGCCACGGGAGAGGGGACGGATATGGTGTACCTCCTTTGCCGGTGTGGTTTTGTGGTTCTTCAGGCACATCTCACACAGAGGATGTTTTCCGATGTACCGGTCCCGGATGCGCTTCCACGCTCTGCCGTATCGTTTCTTGACGACAGGGCTGCGCTCATAGGTGTCATAATATTTGTCCATTAATTTTTGGTGTTTCTCGCAGTACCGGTTCACGGTCAGCTCCTTGCAGCCGGGGTAGGCGCACGGTTTCTTTGGTTTCCAAGGCACAATGTTCATCTCCAGACATAGCAAAAGCCTCCAAAGGATTGCTCCCTCGAAGGCT